TGCGTGGAAATCATTACAAGAAATGTATTTGTTAAAAAATCCTGAAGGTAGAGTAATTGAAAGACCTCAACATATGTATATGAGAGTGGCTTTATGGGTTACTAAATCATTTGAACAAGCGGTTGAGTATTATCAATCATTATCAAATCAAGTTATTTCTCCGGCAACACCTATTATGATTAATGCGGGTACTAAAACACCTCAACTAGCATCTTGTGTATTGAAATATAATCACGGGGATTCAAGAGAAGGGTTATTACAAACATTCAACGACATTTCAACATATTCGTCTGACGCTGCTGGTATTGGACTGTGTATGTCTAACATTCGGAGTAAAGAAAGTCGTATTAACTCATCAGGAGGATTTGCGGGTGGTTTATTGAAGTACTTAAAGATTGTTAATGAAGGATTAAGATTCTTCAATCAACAAGGTAGAAGACCGGGTAGTGCCGCTATCTACATCGAACCTTGGCATAAAGACATCATTGATTTACTTGAAATCAAAAAGAATACGGGAGCTGAAGAATTAAGAGCAAAAGATTTATTTACCTCAATATGGTTACCGGACAACTTTATGAATGCGGTTAAGAACAATAGTGATTGGTATTTGTTTTGTCCTAACGATATTATCAAAGCGGGTATCAAACCATTACAAGAAGCTTATGGTGATGAGTATGAATCAAACTACAACAAAGCGGTTGAACTTGGACTTGGTAAAAAAGTTAAAGCTCAAACAATTTGGAATAAAATTATTGAATCTCAAGTTGAAACAGGAGTTCCTTACTTATGTTCTAAAGATAGTGCTAACAGAAAAACAAACCATCAAAACATTGGGGTGATTAAACAATCTAACCTATGTAATGAGATTTACCAATACACAGATGAGAACACTACGGCAATCTGTACGTTATCATCTATGGTATTAAAAAACTTTATCATTAAAGGTGAATTTGATTTTAAATTACTTTATAGTGAGGTTAGAAAGGTTGTTAGAGCACTTAACAAAGTTGTTGACATTAATAGTTATTCAACAGAACAAGGTAGAAAAGGTGGTTTAGAACAAAGAGCAATTGCGATTGGGACTCAAGGTCTTGCTGACGTATTTTTCTTAATGGATTATATCTTCACATCTGAAGAGGCAAAAAAGTTAAACAAAGAAATCTTTGAAACAATCTACTTCGCGGCAATCACCGAGAGTATGGAATTGTGTAAATCAGGTGAATATAAACCATACAAATTCTTTAAAGGTTCACCAATGTCAAAAGGTATATTCCAATTTGATATGTGGGGGTTAGATTACGAGGGATTAGGAAGAATGTGGGATTGGGATTCACTTAAGTTAGAAGTGTCCAATCACGGGGTTTGTAATTCGTTATTCACGGCTCAGATGCCAGTTGCGTCTTCAGCTAAGATTACAGGTTCATTTGAAATGACTGAACCGGCTCACTCGGCATTGTTTAATCGTCGTGTAGTTGGGGGTGAAATTCTAATTGTTAACAAATACTTAATTAGTGATTTTGAAAAAATAGGTATTTGGTCTGAAGATTTAAAAAATGAAATCATTATGAACGAAGGGTCAATTCAAAATATTAACTTTAATAATTATCTCGACCAAGAAGATAAAAATTACAACAAGAAAGTTAAGAGAATTGAACATTTGATTCCAAAATACAAAACAATTTGGGAGATATCTCAAAGAGAACTTATTGATATGGCGGCTGACAGAGCACCATTCATCGACCAATCACAATCAATGAATATCTATATGTCTAACCCAACATTATCAAAGATTTCATCCTCACACTTCCATTCGTGGGGTAAAGGATTAAAAACTCTTTGTTATTATGTTAGAACAAAAGCGATATCGACCGGAGCAAAACACTTGGCGGTGGACATATCTAAAGTAGGTCAATCAAAACCAATTGAAAAACCAACAGTTGATTTAACACAAAAACCTTCGGATTCCGAGTTTGAGTGTTTCGGATGTGGTTCTTAAAAAGAATATAAATCACGACTTAGGTCGTGATTTTTTATTTTGGGGGTATTTATAAAAAATAATGACGACACTATATTTATAGTTATGGCAGATGGAACAACATATGGGTTAACTTTTCCTTTCAGAGATTCTTATGATGGGAAATATTTAGATTTATCAGATTATAGTGACCAAGAAATTAGGTCTAATTTAATACACCTTTTATTATCAAAAAAAGGTAGTAGATATTACTTACCTGATTTTGGTACCAGGTTATATGAATTTATCTTTGAACCATTAGACGGACCTACTTTTTCAGAAATAGAAACGGAAATAAGAGAGGCAGCTGGTGTATATCTACCGGGCATAAGAATAACTAATATTTCAATTACCGCGGCTTCAGATACAGACGAAGATAAAGGTAGTTATATAAACGATAACGATGAAAGAGTATTTCGTGTACCTAACATCTCAAATAATGAACATACTGCAAAAGTTAAAATTGATTATATCATTAATAATGATGTGTTTAATAGTAGTGACTTTGTAATTATTAATATATAAAATTATGGCAAACAAAAAAATTTCCTATACTACAAGAGATTTCCAATCAATTAGAACAGAGTTAATTAACTTTACTAAAACCTATTATCCGGACACTATTCAAAACTTTAACGATGCGTCTGTTTTTTCGGTATTATTAGATTTAAATGCTGCGGTAACTGACAACTTACAGTTTAATATTGATAGAAGTATTCAAGAGACAGTTCTTCAATATGCTCAACAAAGGTCATCAGTTTTTAATATAGCAAAAACCTACGGATTAAAAGTTCCGGGTATGAGACCATCTGTTGCATTAGTTGATTTTTCAATCACAGTTCCGGCATATGGGGATAAAGAAGACTTGAGATATTGTGGAATTCTAAGAAGAGGGTCTCAGGTTAATGGTGCGGGTCAAGCATTTGAAACTGTTTATGATATTGATTTTGCTTCACCAATAAATGGTGAGGGATTTCCTAATAGGTTAAAAATACCTAATTTTGACTCTAATAACAAATTATTAAATTATACAATCACTAAACGAGAAACTGTGGTTAATGGAACCACAAAAGTATTTAAAAAAGTTATAACACCAAATGATGTTAAACCTTTTTATGAATTATTTTTACCTGATAAAAATGTATTAGGGGTAACTAGTGTATTATTAAAAGATAGTACACAATATACAAATATTCCATCAGTACAAGAGTTTTTAGGGTTAGATAATAGATGGTATGAAGTTGATGCGTTAGCGGAAGATAGAGTGTTTGTTGAAGACCCTACAAAAGTATCGGACGCACCGGGAATTAAAGTTGGTAAGTATATTCAAACGAGTACTAAATTTATTACAGAATTTACACCTGAAGGATTTTTAAAAATGACTTTTGGGGGAGGTTCACAATCTGCGGACGAACAATTAAGAGAATTTGCGAGAGATGGGTATCAATTAAATTTATATAAGTATTCTAATAATTTAGCGTTAGGTAGTTCTTTAAAATCAAATACAACTTTATTTGTTCAATATAGAGTTGGTGGTGGTGTTGGTAGTAATATTGGTGTAAATGCTATAACACAAATAGGAACGGTATCATTTTTTGTTAATGGTCCTTCAGATAGTGTTAATACAAGTGTGGTTAACTCATTAAGATGTACCAATGTAACTGCGGCAATTGGTGGAGCAAGTTTCCCAACAACTGAAGAAGTTAGAAATTTAGTTGCTTATAATTTTTCATCACAAAAAAGAGCGGTTACGGTAAATGATTATGAATCGTTAATTAGAACAATGCCATCACAATTTGGGGCACCAGCAAAAGTTTCAATAACTGAAAATAATAATAAGATAATAGTTCAAATGTTATCGTATGATGAAACCGGTAGATTAACCGAAGTTATTTCAAACACTCTGAAAAATAATGTTGCAAATTATTTATCAAATTATCGTATGATAAATGACTATGTGTCAATACAAAGTGCGAATGTTATTGATTTAAGTTTTAATATTGATGTTGTTTTAGATAATACACAAAATCAAGGAACCGTTATTTCTCAAATAATCACAATTGTTTCTGAGTATTTTGACCCTCTTAATAGACAAATGGGTGAAAATGTTAATATATCCGAATTAAGAAGATTAATACAAAGTGAAAATGGGGTAATTTCATTATCGGATATTCAAGTATTCAATCAAGTAGGGGGACAATATTCATCATCTCAAACATCTCAAAGATATATTGATAGTGCAACAAAACAAATTGAATTAATTGATGATACGATTTTTGCTCAACCAAATCAAACTTATCAAATTAAATATCCAAACAAAGATATTAATATTAGAGTTAAAAATTTAAAAACTGTTAACTTTTCATAATAATTTATTTTTAATAATAATGAATTATCTTTTAAAAATAGTGTATAAACTATTTATTTAAAAAGATAAAAAATGTCAAAGTCATATAGAGTAAGAACGAAGGTCGGTGTCGATACTTCTTTGAAAGTATTAATTGAACAAGAATTCGAGCATTTAGAAATTCTCTCCTTAAAAATATTACAAAGTGATATCTACACAAGACAATGCTCCGATTATGGAGTTATTGTTGGACGTGTTAGTGTTAATAATGGTTTTGGTATCCCAAACGCTAAGGTTTCTATCTTTATTCCTATAGATAGTGTTGACCAAAAAAATCCTATTATATCTGAATTATATCCGTATAAATCATTATTAGACAATAATGACGAAGGATATCGATATAATTTACTTCCTTATGTTAAATCATATAGTGCTCACGTCCCAACAGGAACGTTCTTTACTAGAAAAGATGTTTTAACAGACCCAACACTAATTGAAGTTTACGACAAATATTACAAATATAATGCAATTACCAATGAGAGTGGTGATTATATGATATTTGGGGTTCCGGCAGGGTCTCATACTATTGTAATGGACGTTGACTTGTCTGATATTGGTGAATTTTCTTTATCACCTCAAGATTTAATTAGAATGGGGATTGCAACTGAGGCTCAAGTTTCGGGGACTAATTTTAGGTCATCAAATAATTTACGTGAATTACCTCAAATTATTAATCTTAGTAAATCTATTGAGGTAGAACCGCTATGGGGTCAACCTGAAATTTGTAATTTAGGTATCACAAGAACAGATTTTGATTTGACTAGTGAGGCTAATGTAGATATTAGACCAACCGCAGTTTTTATGGGGTCAATAATTTCAGGTCCAAATAGTAGTTCTCTATCGACAGGATGTAGACCACCAAGTAATTCAGGTCATTTATGTAATTTAACTGTAGGTCCTGGTGACATATTGGCGATTAGACAAACAATATTACAAGATTCAAACGGACGACCAATTTTAGAAAATTTTAGTTTAGAAAATGGTGGTAAAGTTATTGATGAAAACGGTACTTGGTTAATTGATGTGCCAATGAATTTAGATTATTATACAACTAATGAATTTGGGGAACAAGTATTATCTAATGACCCGGAAGTTGGGATACCAACTAAGTCTAAGTATAGATTTAAAGTTAAGTGGTCTCAATCACCTTCATTAAGTGAAACGACAAAACGAGGGTATTTTTTAATTCCAAATATTAAAGAATATAAAGGTAATAATCAACAACAATCTTACGCGTTTAGTGTTGATTGGAATGATTATGCACGTACAGGTACAACATCCGACAATATTTTGGCTCAAAAAATAGTACAAGAAGCGATTAATTGTGAGGATAAATTTTATTTAATGCAATATAATAAAGTTTATACTGTTTCTCAATTTATTTCAGGTAGAAAAGAAGGTAGTGGGATTGAGAGATATATTGGTGTTAAAAATATATTAGATGACAATTGTTCAGGACTCAATAACAGATTTCCAACAAATGATGGTAATTTTAGATTTGATATTTTATATATCATTTTTATGTTTTTTAGTATAATTTTAACTCCGGTGTTTTTTGCGTTAATACTTTTACTACACATATTATATTTTGTAATTTGGATTTTAAGAGTTGCGTTTTTACCTGTTTTGGCACTTTATTATATAGCTCTTGGAATACAAACCGGGATAGGGGCATTTGCTGTCGGTTTTGGTGCAACATTTAGTGTAGGTCTTGCTATAGCGGCAGTTACATATGCTTTATTAGCCGCGTTTATTATTTATATAATTGTATTATTATTTAAGATAGATTTATCGGGTGTTAAAGTACCTATTTTAACTTATCCTGATTGTGAACTATGTTCTTGTAGTCCGGATTCAAGCACAAGTGAGGATATCGGTGAGGGTGTTGGTGCGACAACACAAAATACAGGTAATGCGGCGGTTCCTTGTTCGAGTATTGTTTCAAATACAGATGTTACATCAATAAGTTTAAGTCCAGGTATATTACCATTGTTTAGTTCAACGGCATTTGATATACCGGCAATATCACCAACAAACCCTAATGGGTTTTTAACTACTCGTGCTCAAGTTTACAAACAACAATTAACGGGGATAATATATGATTTACAGTATGCGTCAAATAATATTGGGGCGCCTTATTTGGCTCATACCGATACAAGTGATGATAATATTCGTAGATATATTTATACGACAAGTATTCCGGTTGCGGATAGAATTAACTTGTTTAATGTTAAATCTAAATATTTTAATGGTGGAACAACAAATCCAGGTGGTGGTGTTAATAGGGTTACTGTTAAATATAACCCAACGGGAAATACCGCTCCCAATCAATTCCATTACGATAATACAACCGTAATATTATGTGATAAGTCTACCATACAAAATTTAGTTCCGGGACAATTAATTGCCTTCCAAAACCCATCGTTAAGTAAAGATGTTAATCTTACTCGTGGAGTTTTAAATGAATATGGGAATAACGCAATTACCGGTACAACATATACAGGTCTAACTCAAATAAAAGTATATTATGCTAAATTAGATGGTAC